TGTAACGAATCCTAATCTTAACCGTAGCCTCCCCTGTAAATTCGGGGGAGGCTACTCCCTTTTTTTATATGTCAACTACGCCTACAAAGCTAAATATAATGAACGCTGCTCTGCGTAAGGTAGGCAGTTATTTTTTAGATGCTGACGACACAACCAGCACTACATATCAGATTGTTAATCAGGCGTACCTTGATGCAATTTTAGAGATTTTTTCTGAGAATGTATTTAGCTACAATACGCGCAGAATTGAGTTATCGGCTGTTAATGCAAATCCGATTACTAATCGACCATATAAAAACTACTTCAATCTACCATCTATTGCGGAAGGAACTTTCGTATTCTTTAATTTTTTAGTACGTCTTGAACACCCAACACATTTTTACAAAGTAACTGATTATGAGATTGAAGGCACAGTACTGTACTGTAACGAGGATAGTCTTAATGTATACTACACATTTGTCCCTGATTTAGAAGAAGATGCTGAATCCATTCCAGCATATTTAAACAGGTTGATTGTTCTGCATATTGCACAGGCAATTTCTATTGAGCTTTCTGGTTCTGAGAATCGCCACGAGATTTTACACGTACAATATGAGAAAGCACTACGCCGAGCTAAGGTTGTTGAGGCACGACAAGGACCAGCACAGACTTTAATCAGTGACGACACATCCCGAATATTAGGAAGTCATTACTCATATGGCACGATACAGTAATGTAACTACAAATTTCTCTGGCGGTTTAATTACCGACAATTTGATTGGTCGTACGGATTTACCCCGTACGGCTAATTCGTGTCGTAAGATGGAGAACTTCCTTCCGACACTGCAGGGACCAACATCGTTTAGGCAGGGCTTTGAGCAACATGTAGTTAATGTCGGTGACACAGCCGACAAAATGATCCAAGTTATGCTGACGCTTGGAACGGTGAATAAGTACCGCATTGTTTTTACACCGTTTGAGGTCAATGTGTATGATTCGGGTGGTGTTTTAAAAACAGCTACACCTGTAGCAACACCGTACACAGAAGATCAGCTAAAGGATTTACGATTTAGTGCAGAAACAGATATCCTGTACATAGCACACCCGAGTCATCGACCTCGGTATTTAGCTGCTGATATCACGTATGATTTTGCAACTCTTCAGTCTACCGAGACAGACTCGTCTAATTTATCGTTGTTAGATCAGGGCGTTGTAAAGATTGTTAGTACAGCAAATGACTTCACATCCGTCGCTAGTGATTATTCTGGTGGTACACCAGATGAGTTCTCTCAAGATTGGTTTATTGAGTTTGATCTTGGGGGTGTGACAACAATTGGAAGAGTTGTAGCCGCAACATCAGAGTATTCGGAAGTTGTACCACCAACAGATGATACAGTATATGTGTACATCGATTATTTACCTAGCGGAGAGACAGCAATAACACCTGCGGGTTCTTTGACTGTTGATTTACTGGGAGGTTCAGGCAATCAGCTTCGTGCAGCAGTTGCTTTTGCAGGTGATGATAGTTGGTCACTTAATGAGATACCTACGCTAATTGAGCCGTTTCTAGAGGACGATGTCACAGGTGAAAAGCTCACATTGTTTCGAGATCAGGAAGTTGTAAAACTTGTCAGTACAGCAAATGACTTTACAGATATCGTAAATGACTACACAGGCGGCACACCAAACCAGTTTTCTAAGGATTGGTACGTTGAGTTCCCAGTAGATGGTAGTATTGCGATAGGTAAGGTTGTTGATTCAGCAACACATTACTCGGAAGTTGTAGCACCAACAGCTAATACAGTGTATGTAGATGCGGTTGATTTTGTTACAGAGATTAAAGATACTGCAGCTAAGTTTTATTTGTTGGACAACAATGAAACAACCGTAGCTCTTGACCAAACTAAGCTGGAGAATGACGATGTTCCAATAGGTGAAGTACACCTTCGTTCAGACACATCTGTTTTTGGTGTACAGACTATTAATTCGTTTATCAGAGTACCTCAGTCAAGACAGTCAGATGAGATAGTTGTTGGTTACGGAAGAACAACAGACCGCTGGGTAAAGGTGTCAGAATATGTGGGTACTGAGGCACACCCAGTAGAGTTCATACGTGGAACGGATTGTGGTGATTTTACTGAGTATGACTATGGATCAGTCTATCGTTCATATGGTAGTGACTCGTTTGATGTCAAAGACTCTCATAACAATAAAGTAGGTGCAGTAGCTTCAGGGGGTAATAGGGCGTTTACTTGGAATTATTCTTTGTCTAATGCTACATTCTCAGCAACAAGCTTAATGGGTAACCTATCTACAGCCAAAACAATGGATGTAGTTAAGTGTGACCCAGCATTTCGTATTGAGACAGGTTATAATCTTATTGTACCAGCAGGTGCAGTTGCAGTTACAGGTATAGCCAATGATGTAACTGTTGTTGCTACAGGCAGCACATTTTTTGATCCAGATCATTCTATTGGTCGTCATATAAAGTGTAAATTCCCCAGTGGCGTGGCGTACATGAAGATTCTTGCTTGGAATAACGGTTCTTCGGTAAGAGCTAAATTGAGTACACCAATACCAACAACGGAGGAGGGTGTGTATGAGAGTAATGGTGTAGCTGAAAACTTTGCAATGGGTGCGTGGTATACAGGTAACTATCCGCGAACAGTGGCAAAGTATGAACGACGTCGTATATACGGCGGTACGTATACGCATCCGAATTTTGTGTTCTTTAGTAAGGTGGGTGATGAGACTAATTTTGCGCCAACTGATAAAGACGGCACAGTCTTGGATACACATGGGTTTTCATATCCGCTATCGAATGTGAATGCATCAACTAGGTGGATGTTAGCTTCCGAGCATTTAATCATTGGTACTTCTCAGGGAATATTTAAACTGGCAATCAACCAGTACGAAGTAGCAGTTAGCCCGAAGACTGTGCGTATCGAGCTAGTGGATGATGTAAACTGTGATGGTGAAGCATTTATGTTGGGTACTTCGGTGTTCTTCCCAGACGAGTCGCGTACTCGCCTAATGGAGTACAAGTATGACCAGAACATTCAGCGGTTCAATGCGAATGACTTGGCTAAGTTCTTATACCCAACATTTCTTACTGACCAGATAAAACGGATTGCTATACAGGAAGCACCACAGTCTCGCGTATGGGTGCTGACTGACTCTGGGTTGTTATACTCGCTGGTATATCAACGACAGGAGGACTACTATGCGTGGTCAAAGCATACAACAAATAAGTACAGCGGGGATCTTGCAAAAGTACATGATATCTGTGTTGTCAAGGAAGGTTTTTCGTCTGGCTTGGATATGGTGGTTACGCCAGTAACCAGAACGCTTGGTAATACAGTACAATACGATGTGTTGTCCGACGAGTCACCAGAGATGAAGATTCATTTGGATTCAGCGCAGGTGTTTAATATTGCACCTACAGGATCAAACTACTCATCAGGTAAAATGCTTATTGATGTTACGGATATACCACAACTAAGTAGTCAGCAGTCAGTTGCGGTCGTTGTTGACGGTGTGGATATGGGTGACTTCTCTGAAGATAACGGTTATCTGAGAGTGCCGATGCAGACAACAACTACAGAGTTAAAGGTTGTTGTTGGTGTTCGTTACACAGGTCGCCTACAGCCGATGTACCCAACATGGGACGGAGCAAATAAGCCTGCGTTTGGTACTGATGAGATACGTGTTATTTCTTCACGGATCTATCTTGTAAACAGCGCGTGTTACAAGTACGGCATTGACGGCAAATATGAGTCAATTGAGTTGGACGGGTTTGTTTCGGCTGCAAATAAGGCAGGGAACGCATCAAAGGTTCAGACAAGATACACAGGTTTTGATAAAGAGAAGCCTGTTGCTGGTTCGTATTTCGGAGTTGATAAGACTCCAGAAATTATACAAGATACTGCAAATGAATTGACTGCAGTCGCTTTAATAACAAAAACAGACTTAAACTAAGATGGCACAGGTAGCAGTAGTAGCTTCATTAATTTCTGGGGCAGTTCAGTATGTGGGTGCTCAGCGTCAAGCTAAGGCGATGGAGTACAACGCTGAAGCTGTGCAGAATCAGGCAGAGTACAATGCTCAGATCGAACGCAACAATGCGTTGGCGCAGTCCCAGCAGGCGGACTTCGATAAGTCGGTTGTTATTGCAAATAAAAACAGAGCTATTCAGGAAGCAGAGACTGAGCGACAAGTACTACAGAAGAAGGCGAAGACTGAGCTTGCTGCAGTAGACGTTAAATTTGGATACGGTGGTACATTTAACTCATATATGGATTCGTTAGAAGATGATGCTTTTGAGCAGGAGCTTTCACTGTCCGCAGGTCTAGCGGACACAACGATGTCTGCATATATGCAGGCTAATGAGCAAACACGTATGTCTAAGCTGTACCACCAACGAGGTGAGGTAGCCGCAAGAAACACTTTATTTGCTGGTCAGAACCAAGCAAACAATCTTAGAAACCAAGCAGGTAACACACGGACTGCAGGATTCGCAAGCATGCTGGGTTCCTTCGCGCAGGCTGGAGCATACGGAGCAGATTTATAATATGGCTATACGAGTAAAAACAGGTATTGTTGAGCAACAGAAAGCGGATGCTTCGGTATTTGGCTATAACCAAGTATATCAGTCATCTGCGTCGGCGGTTGCGAATGCCTTGGATAAAACTGCTCAGGCTGCAGGAAATATAGCTAATGTTTTTCAGAAGAAGCAGGCTGTTGCAAATAAAATTGTTGCAGACCAAGCTAACGTAACATACACTAACGGTCTTGTTGCTGCTCAATCGCAGCTTAAGGATGCCTATGCCTCTGGTAATGCAGAGCGTATTGAAGAAGCCAAACAGAACTATAACACTTATGACCCAAATGCACAGGGCTTTTCCTTTGCTGCGTACCAAGCTGAGGGTTCAAATGTTTCGGATAACACCTACTACACGAAGAATGGGTATCTAAACAATGCTCAGCAACTTTGGGGTAAAGCTGAGAATGCCACCAGAAACTACGAGCCGCAGTATCAGATAACAAGGACACTAAATTCGCAGCAAGATGCAGCGAGTGAGTCGCTTCACAGAGCTTCTCAGCAGTATCTTGGTCAGACAATGCCTCAAATGGCATATGAAAATGTTTTAGGCGGGATCATAGCTTTTGGTAACAATGAGGGATTTGGTGCTCTATCTTCGGAACAAGCGAGAAACGCTGGATTAGCACAGGCAAGTAACCTAACTCGGCAACTTCTTGAGCAGAATATAAGGAATGCTAGGAGTGAAGACGAAATTAATTGGTTTTTGGATAGCGTCATTGATAGGTATGACGACCAGTTAAAATTTGTCACTGAGGGTGATCGTGAAAAGATATTGGATGCTGCGAAAAATCGCGTGGGTCAGTTAACCGCTAATGATGCCAAGTTATTAAAAGATAATAATCAGGCTGCTCTGGATCAGACATCACAGACATTTTTTAACACGTTAGGTCAGGCATCAGACATTGAAAGTCTGGTTGCAGCAGCAACAGATACTCACAATGCGCTAAAGAATGTTGATCCAACATATCTAAGCGATTCGGACAGAGAGAAATATAATTCAGCATCCGCAATAGCACTTTTTTTCCAACCACAACAGGTGGAGAATGCTGCTGGTGAGGTAAGCGTAACTAGTCCATTTAGATACGGTTTGCTAACTGCACTTGCAAAAGCAAAACAAAATGGCGACCTACCGAAGTATGTGTTGGATAATGAGTTACTACCTCATGTAAGACCAGACGATGCAGGTAAATTGCGTCAGTATGTTGATACAGTTGCGCTTAATATCCATAAGGGCTTACAGGAAGGCGACACATCGGTTCTTGCAGTACTAACACCAAATCCAGCAGAGCAGGCTCAGCTGTTACAAGATTTGGGTTATAGGGATATGCCATTGTTTACTGGTAACAACACCCCATGGAGTGCTAACGATGTAGAGTCCTCGGCGTCGCACATTGCGCAGGCGTTAACAGATAACACACCAGCAGCAGTAGCTCAGCGTGGTTTTAACTTAGTAAGAGGGGCGGACTCTACAAAATCAGACCGAGCAGTGGGTTTGAATTATATGCTGGCTGCATCAGCATCAAACCCAGAAGAAGCTGCTAAGATTACAAAAGTAATTTCAGAGTTAACGGCAGCGTCTGATCGGTATGTCAATGCACAACACACACCACTAGTTCAGATGTTTCTTGGAGGTGAAGCGGGGCAGGTTCCAGAAACAACTGAGATGACGGACAGTGAGGTGTACAACATGTACAAGGTAGCACTGCAGAATGGAGACACTCAGGAAGCCGAGGCGTACTTGTCGTTGTTTCAAGGCTTGATTGTATCCGTATCAGATGGTTTTGCAGATGTGTTATATGACGTTGAAAAAGGCGGTGTACTTGGAGCAGTTGACAGAGCCTTATCAACAGAGACAGCTGTAAATGTTTTAGCAGGTAAGGATTTGGCTACTCGGGCTAGAATGCTGAACACATTCTTTGATAAAGAACGTGAGCTACTAACACAGCGAACAGGTCTAACAAGAGTAGCGTACAATGACACCAAGGTCGCTATTCTACCGTCAATGCTTGATTCAGTTGACTTAGAGTACCGTAAGCCGATGAATCCAGTATGGGAGAGTTTACTTAGTCGAGAACTACCATTCACAAATGCTAATGTGGTTTTTGGCATCAGCCCAAGGGTAGCGTCTTTTCTTAACCGAGCAACCTATTACGATCGTCAAGCTCTTTCAGCTCGTTTTAGAAACGGAGATTACAGTGTACTGCCTGAGCAGGCAACTAATCGTGTAGCAGAGATATACACAAAAGAGGTAGCTCAGGCTTTTGATCTGAACTTTACGCCAGAGATGGTTAAAAACGTAGATAAGTTCCCAGTAGGGTTTCGTCAGATGGTTGAGGAGTTTGGTTTTGCAACAACTAGAACTAGAGATGATTTAGAAAGTATTCTTATGGATGCGTCAGTAGTTGTTGGCGGTACTGTCTACCCACTACTTGACTTTAGCTCTAAGTCGTGGGCTAATAACGAAATCGGTGTTGCTGTAAGGTACTACGACCGAACAACAGGACGGTACGAAAACTTGATTGACACAAATAACGAACAGGTTGTGATTACAGCCTCAGCAGCAATGAACAGATTGAATAGCGAAGGTGGGTGGGTTCCACATATCGGAGCAACATCTAGAGAACGAGTGCTGAGTGAAATAGAGATGAGAAGAAGTCGTCCACGTAAACCAGAAACTACAGGCACGCTGTTTGGTTCTGAATATTTTGGAGAGTAATACAACAAACTAATGTCTTTTACATACACACCCCAAGCTGCGCGTGTACCTACTAATCTAAGTGACCACGTTAAATTAACAGGGCGAGCTGCATCTCTGGGTGCATCGTTAGATGAGGGCTTTACTAACGCAGTTGGTTATATCTCAAATCCAGTAAAAAACTGGTACGCAGGTACGCAGGATAAGAAAAACGGATTGACTGCGGTTACCGAAGATGATGTTAAAAAGTATCGTGATCTTGGTATACCAACTCTGGACTACATCAAAGGCGAAACACCTACGCAACTGGAGTTGCGAGCAAAGACACAGTTAGCTCAGAGTATACGCCATCAGAAGATTAATGAGAAATACCCAATCACAAATACGATTGGTATGTTGTCTACACAAGTCTTCGACCCAGCCAACTTTGTACCATTTGGTAAAGTATTTTCAGCAGGCAGGCAGGTAGCGAAAGTAAACAAACTTAACACTGCAATTATGCAGGGCAATAAATGGGCTGCGGCAAAGCACTCGCTTAAGGATTATACAACCGAAGCTTTTGTTGGTAACGTAGCTGTGTCACCGCTTCATTATATGCACGCAGGTTATTTGGGTGTAGATTACGGAGCGGCTGATGTCGCTCTTGATATTGCTTTGGGTACAGGTATTGGTGTTGGTTTCTTTGGACCCATCGGCGCATATAAAAACTTTAGGCAAGCTGGGAGCAACCTAAATAAGATGCAAACATTTGAAAATATGAGCAAGTATTTTCAAACAGGTGAATATACAACGGCTGCCAATATCTTGTACGCAGGTAGCCCTGATTTCCGTAACCACATTAAACAGATCGGTGACTTTACCGAGCTTGTCAACACATCAATCCAAACAGACGGTCTTGTCGATTTTAGCAACTTAACAATGGATCAGTATAAAACGCTGTACGGTGTTTTAAAATACTATCACGATGAGGGGTTACAAGCAACACTAACCAATGCGCTCTCAAAACAGTTGGTAATAGAGCTGCAGGAAGATCCAGATGTAAGCATCAATGAGTTTGCTTATAATCAACGTACTCGTTTTGCGGACATACTTATAGCTATCCAAGAAAATGATATAAGCAGGTTAAGTGAAGCAGATCAGACAATTGCACGTTCAGTTGTTGATGATTCGGTTGGTGTGAGATTTGATGTGGATGAAGGAGACACAGGAAAAATTAAATACAACAGTGATAACTTGGGGTCACTGGCAGAAGCATACGCTCGTGCAGAAAACATTGTAAAACTTCTAGGAGACAAAGGTGCAACTAGCTTAGATGACCTTGTTAAGAAGGGTGTGATTAGCAAAGAGCAAAAGAAAGCTATGCTAGCAAACTTCAATAAAGCTTATGAGAAAGCATACACCAGAGAGATTGGTGTCGCTAATGCAGTAATTAACAATATTTTTGGGCGTAAATTTAACTTTGAAAAGCTTTCTTTAAGAGACAGGGGTCTTAGAAAAACTGGTAGTGCTTTGCTGGGTGAGGCATCTGCTAGAGAAGATAAAATTTTCTTAAATAGAGCAGAGGTTATTTTGGGGTCGGGTAAGTCTCCTTTCTCACTAATGCTTCACGAAGCAGTGCATGTCATTGAGGTAGCTATGCCAGATGTGTATTCGGAGCTGCAAGCCGCCATCAGAAGGCATCCAGACTTTGAGGCTGAAATAGTAAAGTATAAAAGCAATTACGAAGAATATTTGAGAACGGGTGAGGTTCCTTCGGTTACACTTGAGTGGGCGATCACACAAGAAGCTTTTTGGGATGAGTTGTCTAAGACAAACAGAACATTATTTGAGGTATTTTCAGAGGCACTTGTTGAGATGTTCCGACGAGTTAAGGAGTTGTTTAGTAAGTCAAGGCTTAATACCGACTTCTTAAAAGATGTAGATAGTCTTTTGGTAGATATGACACCAGCCGAGTTTGCTCGTCAGCTGGCATCAATCATTAACAAGGGGCGAGGAAGAAACCTACCATTCAATGAGATACTGAACGCGTCTACTAGTATCAGCAATAATGTTCGAAAGGTTGTTTATACAGAACCCGTCGATGCAGAGATAAGAACAGAAGCTGATCGTGTTGTTGAAGACCACAAGCCAGAGAAGACAGTGGCTGCGCAAAATGCAAAGTTGCGCGAACACCGCAGACAGACCTTTAATCGGTTGGCTGCTACAACAATGCCAAATGTCCGTGGGGAGAACGTACAGCGGTTTGTTGAGACACTGACCAGCTATATTGATGAACTAGCTGAGGGTGTTGATCCTGATGCACAGGAGTTCATTAGCTTTGACGAATACAGAGGACGCATCCGTGAGTTTACCAGTGAAATTGTTGATGAGGATCTAACACGCGAAGATATTCTGTCAGCCACAGAGTACAATGAGTTGTACGAGAATCTTCGAATGTACGCAATGAATCTTGTCAACGACAAGTCATTGCTGCGTAACAATGATCTATATCGTAAAGTTCTTCGCGGCACGATGGACTTGGAGCAAACATCGCTTGAGTACCGATCAGTTAAGAACCGTATCGTAAAAGAGTATTACGAGGATAAAGCACAGATTGTTGTCAGTAACGCAATGAAGCGTGCAGCTATCAATGAGCGGTTGCGTAACTTCAAGACAGACGCTCAGAAGCTCGCATATTTACGCACACTTTTAGATGGTCAGGAGCGTAAGGGTATGCCGCGCATTGCAGGTCTGGAGAACGAGATGACTGCTAACTCCCAGAACGCAGCAGTACCTATTCTTGATGTTATTTATAAACACGGGCTGGATGAGTTGTTTATGCCAGACAACAGCTTTGGTATTTTCCGCATAGATCGTGAAAATCCAGAATGGCAGATGTTTGGAAAGACTCGTAAGGATCGGTCAAAGGTTTTCCATGAGGAACTGCACAGGGCGTTATTAGCACGCAAGCTCCCAGAAGAGTGGGAAAAAGTACCAGCATTAAAAGAATTGTTTGATGTTATAATGGCAACAGAGGTTCGGCTGCTGGAGGAACTGAACGCTGCAGGTCTAGACATTAAAATGCTTTCTGACTTTGGCGGTGTGTCTCAGAAGTGGGACGGCACTATTATACATAACATGGGCTTTAAGAAGTTTAAGGCTCGTATGTTAGAAGTTATGGACATAGAGGCTACATCCAAAACACATGCAGGTGTGTTGTTTGTTGATGGTAGAGAACAGCCTTTTACAGTAGATACTTTTTTGCAAGAGTGGTATGACACACTAGACCCGAACAGAAATATTGATTCGGATGTACAGGTTTTTGACTTAGAGGAATCTTTTGGTGGTCGTATGGTTCGCATTAAGCCTGAGTATGCTACAGAAGTAATGCTTGAGTTTAGCGGCTACGACAATGTAGGGTATTTGATGTTGCAGCAAATACAGCGTCGTTCGGCGTTGGCTACAATGGCGAGTTTTGCAGGCACTAAGCCGAACGAGTTACTGACTGGTATGCTTGGTGGCTTGAGCACAGGACGAGGTAAGAACGCGTTCAACGCAAAGTCATACAAAGCAACAGTGGATGCGCTTACGGGTATTTTAGAAAACCCTGTAGATTCTACGCTGGCTACGTTTGAGAACAAGTTTAAGCAGTTGAGTAATATTCTGTTTTTGTCTGGTTCTGGTATTTCCTCACTGACCGACATACCGATGGTTGCATCTACACTAGAGGTTATGGGTGTTCGCTTCGGGGAGACGAACCAACTATTCTTGGACGCATATTTTGATGCAGTGGGGCGTCGTTTTGGTCATAACGAAGACGGAATGCGCGAGTTTTTCTTAGGACAGGGCGCAGGCTTTGATGCGATTAATAACCAAGTTATTCGTCGTTTATCGGATACCACAACGAATGTGGGTAAGATGGACAAGCTACACAATCTGTTGTTTAAGGTAAATGGTTTGAATGCAATGACCACTGCGCACCAAGAGTTGTTTGTTGATGTGCTGACTCAGGGCATTGCTCGTGAATTAGGTAAGCCAGAAATGGGTCGTCAGATGAAAGCCAACCTTCTAGACTTTGGCTTTACGCT